CCTTGGTCTAGTATTACTACTAGACCGGTCTACTCATTGCCGGAGGTGATACTACTCCTCCATAAACTGGAGGCGTTTATATGTATTACTTCCGTACAAGGGTTCATGATCCGTTCGCTCATGCAACGATCATTAACCCGAACAACTGCACAGTTCGAACCGGACCTAATCCGTTCGGAGAGTCTGTGAGGCAGTTTGTTTTGAGTAGAACCGATACTGTGAGGGTACCTTCCTTGCAAGGGGCAATCTCCAAGAGAGATCCCCAAAACAATCTGGTGCTTATCACAGATGGTGACCCGTTCCTCACGGAACTGGCCTCCTTGAACGTGTCCTCCCGGGTTAAGTCCAAGCAGAGTCGTTCCGACTTTGCTAAGGCCCAATCCCGCGGTGACATTGTTCTAAAACCCATGCTCACATCCTCACTCTCGATCGCAAACCAGTATCTCCCGGATGACCAAAAGCCATCCGTGAAGACTACTGTTTGGATCAACGATGATCATGTGGAACCTGAACGGGTTTGCCCGTCTCAATGGTTAGCAGCTGCCGATCCTTTCGGCACCTACTGCATGGAATACCCGCCTCTGAGCCCATCCGATGTTGTACCATCTGTTTCTCTCGAAACGGACTACACGGGTGTGCTGGCGGAAGACTTGACCACTGTCTTTAAAAAGTGTGGTCTCCATTATGGATTGGGAAACTCCTACTTGGAGTCGCTTAATAGGCAACTACAATTAGTTCCAATCGATAGTGGACTCACCACGAAAGTTGCGTCGGATCTACGCTCTGGCATCTACGATATCCTTACCGATATCGCAGAGGCTAAGAGCACAGTACAGACCATATTTTCGTTGGTGGTGCGTTTCGTCAAGGCCTTCATAGCAACTAAGACCTATGTTGTGTCCCTTAAAAGGGACCCACAAAGGGTCGCCGATGCTTGGCTAGAGTTCAGATACGGCGTAGCGCCTATCATATACTCGCTGAACGACGCGGCCGACTGGTTGAACTCACGGGGTATTAGCGAATATGCTAGTTTCCGTGGTACTAGTGTGACTAACTATGAATTCTTCATAGCCAATCACTCATGTACCATCCCTGTGATCAACCGTTGCTTTGGTAAAGCAAGAGTCGACAACTCATGGAGTGGCTTAAAGATAAACCCTATAGGGACCGCACTTGAACTAGTGCCTTTAAGCTTTCTTCTGAACTGGGTGTGTAACATCGGGGATTTGCTTAGTAGTTTGTGGCCCCCTCAAGGTACCTCGGATGAGCAGTATTCGTACTCTCGCCAGGTTCCAAAAGGGATCTATGTGTTCGATGACGAGCACATAGACACAAGCTTCTACGCAACTTTTGGGTCTTATCAGATCCAACCCCTCGGCGGTTTCCCACCCGTAGCTTTTGAGTTAAGCTACAATATGTCCTTGAAGCGCTGGTTGGACGCCTTGGCTCTCGCCTGGGCTCCACTCAGAAAAGCCGCTTTCAAGTAACCCACACTCACATAGGAGTTATCTATGCCCCGCAACTATATTAATACCGGTTTTGCACCCGGCTCGTCCGACTACACCGACACCTCTGATCTCGTACACATTGGCACGGTCGCTTTTAGCGCCCGTAACACATCTGTTAAGGTCGGCACTGCCACCCAACGAATGTCCAATGGTACCATCACTGTGGTTAACCCTTTTGGGGTCACCTCTTGTGACGATCAGTGTGAGGTGGGCCAATTGAACGAGACAATTAAAGTCCAGATCAATGTGAAGTATGGCGACAATGCGGCTATTACTTCCATGCGAGCTCAGATCAATTCTTTGCTCGACATCTGGCAGGCCAAGAACCTGGCCTTCGGCGTGGTTCCGCCGGTAGATACCGATATTAACGGAGCGTGAGAAGATGCAAGACCATATACCTCGAAAGAGATTGTACAAAGCAAGCTTAAAGGCCCTTTTTGTACTAGATGGTATGCATACCTCATTGCAGCGATACTCGAGGAACAACGCCTCGAGGGCGAAGCCTTTTGGGCCTCTCCTCTCGACGTTAGATTCTAGATCACTCGCTTCCTCCGTGGTCCTTCATCGCTTCTTAAAAGCGTATGAGGTTCCAGTGAACGGTAATTCTATAAAGAGAAAGACTGATTCTATCAGTCAGGTTTTGGAGAGAGACTGTTTGGGTTTCTCCGACTATCCAACACCCGCTGAACCACGTAAGTGGTCTCACTTTCTCCGCCTTAGGAATATAGTCGATTCCCTCTGTGGCAGAACCAAACCAACTTACCGTCTCGTATTTCCCACCGGAGAGTCTTTTACAACTCTACGTGGTGAGAAAGACTTGTATTACAAGTTAGAGACTGAGCGAGTTTGGGACTGTTCCCCCGCGTCCTTCCAGTTCGTGTGTCGGATATTCTATAAGAATCCCCACATGCGTAGACTGGTTAAGGCCCGTTTCTACCAGCGCTCCCTTGAGGAGTTTGGTAGGTCCCGTAGAGTTTCCTCCAGGAAGCTCTATGAGGAGTTCGGACCGAGTGGCTTTCGTATCTTTCGTAAGATGCTCAGCCTACTGGTCCGACTAACGGATGTTTCACGTATGACCACTGTCCCAAAGGATAACCAGAAGGATAGGGTCATAACGTGCGAACCCCTTTTGACTATGATTTGTCAACTATCCTACATGCAAGACCTGCGTGACGGCTTGATCAAGTCCACTGGACTTGATCTCACCGTTATGCAGGACTGGCATCGTGCGTTTTTACGCACAGGTAGAGCTACCATAGATCTAAGGAACGCGAGTAACCAGGTGTGGCTGCCTATGATTTCTAAGGTCTTCCCTACTCACGTAGCGAGGATCCTTCTAAATCTTAGGACAGGTACCACACAAACTGGCCCAGACACCTATCACCACTTTAACATGTATTCCCCGATGGGCTGTGGTCTGACATTTGATGTCATGACCATACTCCTTCTGGGGATCTGCAGGGTCTATGACCCCACAGCTACTGTTTTTGGTGATGATATAATGTGTTCTGGTAGTAGTGCAGCTGATATAGTTGAGGCTCTTCAATGGTATGGTCTGGAGGTTAACACCTCTAAATCATTCATTGATGGGAACTTCAGAGAGTCTTGCGGGGCCTATGCTGATCTTACAAGTAACAGTTTCATTACTTGTTTTGATTTCCATAGACCTGAGAGACTTACTGAAGTATTCACCTTTATGAACAAGATGCGTCTCATTATAGAGGCGGATCAGGTTCACGGTGATCTCAGAGATATCTTCTCCCATTACTGGGGGCTCCTCTCTGATCTTGTTCCATGCGATGCTTTTGCAACGGAACACAGGTCTAGGCTTCCAAGTAGTTGCGTCCTAACGAACTCAACTGACCACCGTTTACGGTGGACCTGGAGTGAGGAGTGGCAGAGGTGGGCCATAACCACCAGGGAATACGTAGACAAAGTACCAGATGGTAGGGTAGCCTGTAAAACTACTCTCGATTCGGTACGCCTTATGATGCTTAGGAGACATACACCTTTATCGGCATATCCTCCAATCACAAGGTCTAC